GGCCATGGGTGCTGACTACCTGAACCCTGCTGCTTGTGTTGAGCTGTTCGCTGGCACCGCTACCAAGCCTGCCGCTTTCTGATTTTTTATAATCAATACGGGGACTCTTCGGAGTCCCTTTTTTTTTAATCCTTGTGATAGGTAACTATGCCCTTTCCTACTTATGCTGTGTCCACCGAACTGGATGCTGTTAATCAAATATTAAGCTCTGTGGGACAGGCACCTGTCACCACGTTGGATCTACAGAACCCAGAGGTATCCATTGTTCTGAATACTCTTCGTGAGGTCAACAGACAAATCCAATCTGAAGGTTGGATCTTTAATACAGAAGTGGATTACGAAATGGTTCCTGATTCAACCACTAACGAAATCGCATATCCGTACAACGTTTTGCAAATGGATGCAAACGTGGAGCACCATAAAAATGACTACGACATCATTCGTCGTAATGGCAAGTTGTACGACAGACTTCACCACACTTTTGAGTTTACTGAGAATATTCATGTAGACCTTACTTGGTACTTCGATTTTATTGATGTACCTCCTGCTATTCAAACTTATATCGTAGCCCGTGCTGCACGTATGTGTGCTACCAAGCTAATTGGTGATCAAGAAATTAACAAACTTCTTGCCGAACAGGAAATCAATACCCGTGCTGCAGCCATTGAATATGAATGCAACCAAGGGGATTACTCAATGTTTGGGTTTAAGAACGGTCACAATTACTATACAAGCTATCAACCTTTCCAAGCATTGATGAGATGAGCACACTTACCCAAAGAATCCCAAACCTATTTCTTGGTATTTCACAACAGCCTGATAGCAGGAAGTTTCCCGGTCAAGTCCGAGATGCTGTGAATACATTGCCTGACTTTGCGTTAGGTATGTTGAAGCGTCCTGGTGGTCAATTTACTGAGTCGTTGACAAACGCTACCACCACTGGTCGTTGGTTTTCGATTCTTAGGGATGCAGAAGAGAAGTACGTTGCACAATATTCAACTAACACGTTTCGTATTTGGAGCTTGTTGGATGGTTCCCCACATGCTGTTAACATGGGGAGCAACACAGGTGTTCCTGGTACTTGTGTTATTGCAGATGTAAAAACAACTCTTACTGCTTACAACACTGCTGTCACTTTTACTAAAACTAAATTAACTGAACTGAATAATGCACAATCGACTTATTCAGAAACATTAGCTGGACAAAACACTACTACCGAAGAACTGTTTGATGTAAAATATAATTACTCACCTTCTTCAATGTCCACTTCATTCTATGAAGTATATTTGTATTCAGGTATCATTCAAAATGAAGCGGGTGTTTATACAGTTAAGAACGCCGACACAGTGGTATCTACAAGCGCCTCCTTGCCCTCTGGATATAGCCTTGGCACTGAACGTACCTCAGAGCATCCAAAGCTTGCTGCACAGGGCTACAGGATCTTTACAGCGATTCATGAAGTAGCTGCTACTCATACAGCTGCTCAGTTGGCAGCAGCTCTTGCTGCAATGAATACAGCACAGACTAACTACGACAATGCTGTAGCAGATGAAGTAACCAAGCTTGGTCTTTACAATACTGAAATAGCAGATTGTGCTATTACCACTGTACCTGCTGATGCTTATCTTAAGGATGCTGATCCTGAGGACATAGAAGTTCTGACTCTTAATGACTACACCTTCGTTTTAAACAAAGGTAAGACAGTCGCTATGGATCCTACAACTACTGCAGCCAAGCCGCACGAGGCTATGGTTATAGTAACTGTTGTGGGTTCTGGTCACTACCGTATTTATCTTGATGGTACTGAACGTGGTACTCACAACGCTGGTACTGGTGGTGATCTAGATGGTATTCTTAATGACCTTGTTGCTGACATCAATGGCCAAACTTTTGGTGGTAAAACTTACACTGCTGTAAAAGTTGGTGCTGGCATGTACATTAGTTGTACTGCTGCTTTTACTATTTCTGTAGTTGGTGGTCCATCTGAGAATGCGTTGTACGCTTTCCAAGATGCTGTTTCAACTGTTGCATCTTTACCTACTCAAGCAAAAGACGGTTACCTTGTCAAAGTAGTTAATAGTGCTGAACTAGATATTGATGATATGTGGTTGAAGTTTAATACTTCAGCAGGCGCTGGTTACGGCGTTGGTACTTGGGAAGAAAGTGTTGGACCAGGTATTACGTATCATTTAGATCCGCTGACTATGCCACATCAGCTGGTTCGCCAAGCTGATGGTTCTTTTACTTACGAACCAGTTACTTGGGATGATCGTATTATTGGTGATCTTACCACTAATCCTGATCCAAGTTTTATTGGTGCAAAGATTAAGCACATGTTCCTTTACAGGAATAGGCTTGGTTTCCTGTCTAATGAAACAGTGACAATGAGTAGAGCAGGTGACCTGTTTAACTTCTTCAACACTACTGCGTTAATTGCTACAGATGATGATCCGATTGATATTTCGGCATCAACTGCTAAGCCAGTTACTTTGAACTACGTGCGTCCTACTGCTGTTGGTTTGATTTTGTTTGGTAATACTGAGCAGTTCCTGCTTAGTACTGATTCAGACATCCTCAGTCCTAAAACGGCAAAGATCAACACGTTGTCGTCGTATGAGTGTGAGGCTGATGTTGAGGCTGTGTCTACCGGCATCTCTACTAACTTCATAGCTAAAACCGCTCTTTATACAAAACTGTTTAGTTTGCTTGATATTAGTGGAGACAATCCACCTAATGCTGAGGAACTAACATATAACATACCAGAGTTGATTCCTAGCACTATTGATAGTTTCATCTCTTCTGCTGCCTCATCCATTATCTCTTTAGGGACAATTGGAAGCAGCACTGTATATCAATACAGGTTCCTACAACTAGCTGAACGTAGAGTTCAGTCATGGTATAAGTGGACCTTAACTGGGACATTACTTGATCAGTTTTTTGATCAAAGCACCTACTACGCTGTCGTAGCTAACGGTTCTAACGTTGAAATTCAATCCTTTAACCTTAGACAGTCCAGTGATGAGGGGTTCTTGACTCTGCCAACTGGTGAGAAGACAGACGTGTTTTTGGATTATTGGTCTATCAATCCTTACAGGACATATGATTCTAATACCGATAAAACCAGAGTCTTCCTACCGTATGATCATGTAAGCGGGAAAACTTTTGTAGTTGTTGCGCTTGGTGGTTACATTGGAGGTAGTAACGTTACTTCCAGTCAATCCGTTGGTGCTGTTCTACAGCCAACAGTTGCAGGTTCTGCAGGTGCTTATTATGCAGACATTGACGGTGACTATCGTGGACGGGATCTAATCATTGGATACCAATATGAAATGTCCATCGAACTGCCTAAATTCTTCTCCACTAAATCTGAAGGAGGATTTGTTAGCAGTGATCAAACCGCTGATCTTATTATTCACCGCATCAATGTGGCTACAGGTCTTAGCGGTCCTGTAACTTACGAGGTAGATCTGACTGGTATTCCTACGTGGGAGAATGTCGTGTCTACTACTCTGCCTAACACTTATGTGCTAAACAACGTTAACCTTTCCTCTAACTCTTTACACGTTGTTCCTATTTATCAACGTAATAGGAATACTTCGATCAGGATTATTGGCAGCACTCCGTTCCCAATAAACCTTCTAGATTTGACGTGGGAAGGTAAATACAGTAATCGTTTCTACCGACGAGGTTAAACCATGAGCAATTCCACCCCAGGGTTCAGCGTAAGACCTGCTACCTTAGAAGATGTACCTGTGATAGCAAAAGACTTATTGGAGGAAGGTATAGCGGACTTCTTTAGAGCTGGTATGCATCCAGTTCTTTGTATGTCTGCGGATACTCTTTACAGTAAAACCTTCTTCCTAATTAGTCCTGACGACAAACCTGCTGCGTTGTTTGGTGTGTATGAGGATGGGTGTGTATGGATGAACATGACACATGAAGTCCGTAAACACCCTAAGGCATTTATCAAATGGGCTAGAGAGTTTGTTAAAACTTTGGGACCAGTTCTTTGGAACCGAGTAGATATTCAGAACAATAATCTAAGAAAGTTCTTGAGGCTTATTGGTTTCAAGGTTATCAACGTCGTTCTATGCGACACACGAAACATCTATTATGTGGAATTTGCTAAGGTAAATTAAATGAATGGAACAACA